TGCGGAGCGGCTATCGGAACGGCTGAATTTGCGGCATACTGCAAGAAGAAGATCATGGACGGGGACTTTTCGAAGTTCCGAGTTGAGGGCAACTGACAATGGCTGACGAGCTGAACATCCCGACCCACCGCTGGTATCAGAAGCGCAACCACATCGCGCTGGCCAAAGAGGATTTTTCTCGTCAGTTTATTTACGACAGCGGCATCCAAAAGATTGACGCATTTATTGCATTGCAGCCTTGGGCTGATGAGTTTGCTGAAGAGCCATAAGGACTAACTGCATGAACGACGCATTCCCACTCATTGACGCCGCTATGAAGTACCTGATCGTCCCTGCGGTCATATGGGTTTGGATGCTGCACAAAACGCAGAGCTTACACGCGACGGACATTGCGGTTCTGCGGGCCGAGGCCAACGCGCGTGATGTGTCCCGCAAAGAAGAACGCGAAGCAACAGCCGCCCAGCTAGATCAGATTTTGCAGATGCTGCAAACGATCAATGGCCGGATCGACGGCATGATGAGCAAAGGCGAAAAGTGATGAAACGCGAGTTTACAAGTTACAAAACGGTCCCAATCTCTATCTGGACTTGGCCGTCCTTCAGCCCCCGCGAGATGGCCTGCAAAGGCACCGGCAAGCTGATTATCGACACAGATGCGATGGACGACCTGCAATCCCTGCGCGACATGCTGGGCAAGCCTTTGATTATCACTTCTGCGTATCGATCGCCTGAGCATAACCGTGCAGTCGGTGGGGCCAAAGCATCAAAGCACATGGAGGCGATTGCTTTTGATGTGCGCATGGACAACCACGACCCGCACAAGTTCGAGCAGGCAGCGCGTGCTGCTGGGTTCACAGGCTTTGGCTATTATCCCAAGTCTGGCTTCATGCACATTGATACAGGACCAGCGCGTAGCTGGGGCAAGCCGTGGCCGAAGACGCAGACCGAGTGGCCAATTGAGCCACCACGCCAACCAGAAACGCTGACCGAGGATAAGGACGCACAAGCAGCGGCTGGGGCAGGGGTAGCAGGCGCATTAGCCGTAGCTGCCGACTACTTGCCCATCCTTGGCGGCTTGGGCGACACAGCGCAGCTTGTGGCCGTCGTGGTTGCGGCTCTGTTCATCGGTTATATCCTGTGGAAGCGGGCATGAGGGCATATCTGTCTGGCATAGTGGCGGCTCTGGTCGCCCTTGGTGCAGCCCTGCTTTATGCCAAGGGCCGAAAGGACGCTGACGATGCAAATGCCGTTCAAGACTTCAATGAATACATCAACACGCGCAAGCGGATGGATGAAACCAATGGCCCTTCTGATGCTGACGTCCAGCGGTGGCTGCATGAGCGTGGCAAGTACAAGCGCAATCTGTGATGGGTCGTTTGACCTACGGACGGATCATGCGGCGGCTTTATACGCGGATGGCGGACCGCTATCGCAAAGGACCGGCGCGGCGCTGATAAGCACGTTGGATGCGGGGTGCGACGATGCCTAGCCCAACAATAGCAAACAAGGCCATTTCCGACGTACAGCAACAAGCCTATAATGCGGTGCAGGAGCATGGCAGTATCCGTGCAGCCGCGAGAGCCTTAAATAAAAACTACACTGGTGTTTATGGGGCATATAATAAAGCTAAGGCAAAGATTGAACTTGACCCGGGCGTTGCCGATGCGCTGGATCAGGTCGGCATCCAAGACCCGACACGGGTGCGCGGAGGCTGGCTCAAAACAAAGCACGCCAGCGTCCAGTTTAGTATGCCTAAGATTGGCGAAATTGGCATTGAAGACAGCGCAGAGCGCATCAAGGACGCATTGCAGGGCATTGCCCCGCCAACGCCCATAGACGCCCCCACAGACGCCGCTGACAACCTGCTGACGCTCTATCCCATGCCGGATATTCACGCGGGCCTTAGAACCGACGCACAGACGCTGGAAAGCACTGTTGAGAGGCTTGTCGGCGGAATGCGGGATTGCGTCAGCCGTTCGCCAAAGTCCGCCACAGGTGTCTTGCTGGTGCTTGGGGACATGCTGCACCACAACGACAATGAAAACGCAACGCCCGCGAGCAAGCACGCGCTTGATGTGTTGGCGAGCATTGAGGAAACGGCGCTGGCGATGATTGCGGGGCTTGCGCGGTGCGTTGAGATTGCACTGCTGCACCATTCTCGCGTGGTTGTCAGCATTCTCAGGGGCAACCACGACCGCGACGCATACTTGATTGTGCTTTACTCGCTGGCCGAAAGATACCGCAACCACCCGCGCATTGACGTACAGCGCGATGAAGGCGAGTTCTTTGTCATCCAGCACGGCAAGTGCCTGCTTGCAGCGCACCACGGCGACAAAGCCAAACCGGAGCGCCTTGTGATGGCGCTGGCCGACGAGTTCCCCTCCCTCTGGGGCGAGACGCGGCACAGGTTCTATTACACAGGCCACCTGCATCATCACAAGTCGGCAGACATCGGCGGGGTTCAATGGGAGCAGCTTCGGGCTGTCACCAAGCGCGACAGGTACGCAAAAGATAACGCCTACACCGCGAGGTCGCAAATGCAGGCGATTACCTTTGACGATAAGTCTGGCGAAGTCAGCCGCGTAAAGATCAATCTTTAACTATCCGCTTGCAGCCGCTTTACTGATTCAGTAAACCGTCTGCGTGAGCGGCGCTTGAATGAAATACTAAGGTTATGATCTAGCCGGACGTGCTATCGAATGCGCCACATTCTGACTTTCCGCGCCGCTCACACGATTACTCCCCCAACTCCCCGCCCAATGCCATATAACCGCAAGCATCGACGCTGCTGTCCCGATGTGGACCGTTGCGCAAACGGGCAATCTTGAGCAAAGCCATCATGTGGCACACGTCTGCTGGCGTTATACCAGCATTGGTATATGCCGACCACATATCAGCAATGACGCCGAAGTTCTCCGCCGGACTGCCGTAGTGTTCCTGCCGTGGGCCATTGATAAGGCCGTCAGCCTCGGCCAGAATTTCGCTGCGTTTTGTCATCATATTCTCCAATCGAGTTTGCGTTCTTCTATCTCCCGCAGCAGTTCGTCTGCCTTCGGGTTGTCGTACCGAACGCAAGTCTTGTATGCGTTCAGCAGGTGTTCATCGAGCATGTCTTCAATGTAGATTATATCGTCATGCGTGGCCCACATCCCACGGCGGGCGCGGGCTTGCGGGTTATCCAGCAGTTCTCCAATTATCTCACACGAAAGATCAACCGCTTCACCCATCATTCTTTCTCCATTCCTGCTAGGGCGGAGCGGGCATCCCTCAAATTCCTGATAGATACTTGTGCGGTCACGCTGTCAAACGGCCCCCATTCAGGAGCATCAGCCGCGTGGTGTCTGGCAAGTGCCGCGTACGGTATCAAAGCCTCCACCAGCGCCTTCACCTTCTCATTGGCAAACGCCTGTTCGTCGGTCGCGGGTAGGTCTGCGCGGGTGTTCCATTTAATGACCGCTTGGTCAATTGACTGCCGCATGTCGTTTTCATCCCGAATCCAGTTATGATAACCGCCTTGAGTGGTTGCCGTACAACCTGTGCAATAAACCTCGCCCCTACTAGAGCCTTGGTCATCGTCGTCAAACCAAGGCTCGGCTGCTTTACTACCACAAAACGGGCATGGTTTCAGTGCTTCACTCATGGTCTGTTCCTTTCATCACTTGCCGCACCAAGTCAGCGGGTGACGTGTCGATCTTGTCACTCACAGCCCCACCTCCTGCACAACATGCGCGGCAATGTCATATGACAGCGCATAGAGAACCAGCCCGACGATAACAGCGGCACACACCCACAACCACACATCAAAGCGCGGCTTGGGTTCTGGCAATGTCCAGCGATCAATGAGCTTCATAATGCGCTTGATTGTTTCAATATCAATCATGTCGTCTTGCAGCTTCCTCATTCGCCCATCTCCTCTGCATACGCATCTCGCACAAAAGCGGTTAGAAGCTCTGCCAGCGACATGCCGAGTGGCAGTTGATTCAGCAGCCACAACAATTCGTCTTCGCTCAAGCCGCTAAGAGCCTGCTTAATGCTGCCACGCTCACACTCATTTTCCTTCAAGAACAACGTTACCTGATCGTGACGATTCATTATGGGCTTTGGCGGCAACAGGCCCAGTTCGCGGGCTTTGGTTATACGAGTGCTGACCCAATTTCTGTTTCTATTAAGTGTCTCCCCGATCTGAATGTTGCTCATGCCCTGCGCTCGCAACTTTGCGACCGCCGCTGCACCTTCTGTCTTACTCATGTTGGTCATCACTCTTCCTTTATTGCTGCCAGGTCAGCGGGTGGGGTGAGGTCGCGGCCCTCCTTATGTTTGGTTGTGGAAGCGTCGAAAGCCTGACCTAAAGCAGCCAACTCCTGCATGGCAATTTCCCGCCTTGCAAATTCGGCGGACCAAGTGTCATCCATAACCTTCGTGATCGCAGAGCAGTCTAAGCCCGACTGATCCATCGCAACCCATTGGCGCTTGCACCGGTCTTTAGTGTCCAAGCTTCCAATAACCTGATCGCACCACCACACATCAAAATCAGTCAGCGGCATTTAGTATCTCCTGCTTTGCTATTTCCAGAACACCGATTGCGGTAGCAAGGGGAACGCGCCCACTGAACTCGTAGACAGCAGCCTTGACGGCCCTGCACATAGCATCTGAAAGATCAGTGTCACGCTTCCCGTCGCCAGTGAACACATGCAAATTAACCATCGGAACCCTCCCTATCTTTGGCGGCAACAGGCCCAGTTCGCGGGCTTTGGCTATACGCGTGCTGACCCAATTACGGTTTCTATCAACAGTCAAACCAATTTGAATGTTGTTCATGCCCTGCGCTCGCAACTTTGCGACCGCCGCTGCACCTTCTGTCTTGCTCATGTACTTCATTGCCCCAACCCCTCCGTTACACGCGCCACGATTGCGGCGATGGTTTCGGGGTCGGCGGATAGGGCTTCAATTTCTTCCGCTGCCGCGATTGACCATTTGTATATAGGGGCCGCAGCCGATTCCAACCCCGCCAAAACCCCAGCCCGCACCAGATCGGCGGATAGGTCGGCGCAATGGTATTCAACAAGTG